CGGCGCGGTGCGCCCGGGCGGCGGCGCGGTTGTCCGCGCGCGCGTCCCCGGTGTCGTCTTGGCTTTCCCGGGCGTCCCGGGCGTGGGCTTCTGCGGCGGCGGCGGCGGTTGCGGCGGCGGCGGCGGCGGTTGTGGTGTTCATGGTCTTCTCTCTTTCCGGTTGTGGGCGCTTGGCCCGGGTTCCGCCTGCCCCCGGGGTCGGCGCGAATCGCCTCCCGGGTGCTGGCCCCGCCAGCATACCACGCCCGCGCGCCGGAGTCAATATGGCAAGGCTGCAACACCTGTTGCAGGCCTGCAACAATGCGCCGGGGTCCCCTCCCCGGGCCGCGACTCCGTTGCTTTTCGTCCCCGTGCATCTGTTCCGCCTTTGATTCATATACCCCCATACACTTCCCCATCGTGATTCATATACCCCCATATATGTATATACCCGCCGTGCGCGCCCGTGGCCCGCCGTGTATATGTGCCGCCGTGCCGCTATGTATATAGCGGCCATATGCGCCATACCCACGCGCCGCCCCGCCCGTGGCCCGCCCGTGGCACATGTGCGCCCGCACCCCGGTGTACCCCCCGTGCCGCGCCAGACTGGCCCCGAATCGGCACTACTTGACAGGGGTGTTTGTGTGTGCTATACTGGCACCATGGACGCACTTGTTTGGCATATACTTCGGGTGTCCCCCGGTAAAGAGAAGGAAGTGCAAAATGCGCTAACCTCCACCGAAACTTATGTCCCCATCCGTCACATGCGTCGGTTCAACCGTCGTTTGAGGGTCACCACCTTCCGTGAGGAACCGTTGTACCCCGGTTACGTGTTTGCAAAAACCAACGCTGTGCAAAGTTTGCTTTCGGTCCCCTGTTCGTCCCTTCTGGGGATTGTGCGCTCGATGGATCGGGAGTACGCCGTTCTTTCAGACGAGAAAATCGATCTGGTTCGCTTGGTTGAGGCCGACATCGAACGCGCCTCCCAAGTCAAACAGAAAGAACACAGCTGGACGATCGGCCAGAAAGTTCGCATGAAGGCATTCCCGTTGATCAATGTATTGGTGGCGGGGCTGCAAGGGAAATACGGGGTTCTGGTGAACCTCGACATATTCGGCGCAACGAGGACAATTCGCGTCGAAGCCTCGCAAATTGAGGCAATCGTGGTCTGACGTGTGGGGGGCGAAAGCCGCTGCCGCAGGGATTACGCAAATCGGGGGCGACCCCGAGTCTAAGGCATGACTGGAAATGTTGATCCACGAGACTTACCCGAAACTGGCAGACCCGATGTTCGTACAAGCGTACGACTTTGGGGATTGCTGGACTCGCGTTCATCCCGAGGGTCCTTTCGAGGAGTTGGACGTGGCGGTGGCGATTATCGTTACCCGCGCCAACTATTCCAAAATGGCTGATCTTCTGGGAAGGTCCCGGTCCTCGGTTCGGAACCACGTCGAGCGCAACATGCCGCTGCGGGACCTGATGCAGGAAGTGTGGGAAACGTTCCTGGACCAGATTGAAGGCTTGCACCAAGACGCGGCAATGAGCGGCGACCTCGGTGTGCAACGATTCTTCCTGCAGACCAAAGGCAAAGACCGCGGCTACGTAACCCGCTCCGAAGCAACCGGAAAAGATGGGGAGCCGCTGGCGGGGACAGTGGACTTCACCAAGGTGTCGTCTGACGTGTTGGAAGAACTCATGAAGGCGCGTGAAAGTGCTGGAACTGAATAACACAGATTGGCTGAATATCGAGAGAGAGTTGTGCTCCCGAAAATTCAGCCAGTTTGTGAAACGGGCATGGCACATTCTGGAGCCGACCACGAACCTTCGTTGGGGGTTCGCTCTGGACGCGATTTGTGAACACCTAGAGTACGTAGAGACAGGGGAAATCCGTCGCCTGTTGATAAACGTGCCCCCGGGATGCATGAAGTCGCTGCTGTGTGGTGTGATGTTTCCGGCGTGGCTCTGGGGTCCCAAGAGACGACCCTCGCACCGCTTCTTGGGGACGTCGCACAAACTCGATCTTGCGATCCGGGACAACCTTAAGTGCCGCCGCCTGATCAAAAGCGACTGGTATCAGCAAAGATGGGGCGTGAATATCGTCCCGGACCAAGACCAAAAGACGAAGTTTGAAAACGAAAAAACGGGCTTCCGCGAGGCCATGGCGTTTACGTCCATGACTGGTGCACGGGGCGACACCGTTCTTCTTGACGACCCTCTTTCGGTGACTGATGCCGATTCGGACCTTGAACTTGAAGCTGTTGAGAGAAACTTCACCGAGGCTCTCCCAACTCGCTTGAACGATCAGTCCAAATCGGCTATTATCGTCATCATGCAGCGTCTGCACGAAAGGGACCCTAGTGGCTTGATTTTGTCGCGGGGTCTGCCTTACGTTCACTTGATGCTGCCCATGCGTTTCGAAGTTGAGCGCCGCTGCAGAACCCCGATTGGTTTCGTGGACCCGCGCACAGAAGACGGCGAGTTGCTGTTTCCGGAACTCTTCCCCGAGGAAGCCGTTTCTGAATTGGAACTCACCATGGGCGGGACCGAAAGCTACTCGGTCGCTGGTCAACTTCAACAGCGGCCCGCTCCGCGCGGTGGTGGGCTGTTCAAGAAAGAGTGGTTCGAAGGCAAAATTGTCGACGCACCGCCGAAGAAAATCCGTTGGGTACGCGGTTGGGACTTCGCCGCCACCAAGGGTAAAAGATCAGCGTATAGCGCTGGCGCAAAAGTCGGACTGGCTGAATACGAAGGGCGCAAGTGCATCTTTATTGATGACATGAAGCGCAAAAAGGGTACACCAGCAGAAATTGAAAAATTGCTGCTGGAAACCGCAAAAGCAGACGGAAGGAACGTTCGTGGTTCCATGCCGAAAGACCCCGGCCAAGCGGGGATCGCTCAATCGGATTACCTGCTGGGCAAGCTGATGGGCTATCGGTACGAGGCCACGCCGGAAACTGGTAGCAAGATTACCCGTGCCGAGCCTCTGGCGACCCAAGCCGAAATCGGCAACGTCTATCTCGTCAATGGCCCGTGGGTTAAGGCCTTCCTTGACGAAGCTGAGGGCTTCCCCATGGGGCGGTTCAAGGACCAAATCGACGCGTGTTCCCGAGCGTTCACGCTGCTGTTGAAAAACTCGTCGTATACGTTGGATAACGTCAACGACAAACCGGAAGAAACATAGTGGCGTCAGTTGCCAAATATTTTCGTAACGTCTCCGACAGCCTGCGAAACTTCGTGGGCAATTTGGGTACTGCACGTGACAAGGCGTCTGCCAGCTTCTATGAGTTGCCAAGTTACACCGACAAAGATTTCTATGACGCCTATCGGTCGGCTTGGCTCCCGCAGAAAATCGTTGACATTCCGGCGTATGATGCTTGCCGTCGCTGGCGCAACTGGAACGCTCCCTCCGACCGGGTGTTGATGCTGGAAGCCGAAGAAGCCCGCCTGAACGTTTGTGGGAAAGTACTTGAGGCCATCATCAGCGCGCGCCTTTTCGGGGGTGCCGCTCTTTATATCAACGTTCCGGGGTCCGACCCTGCGTTCCCGTTGAACCCCAAAACCGTGGGGAAAGGCGGCATCAAGTCTCTGGTGCTGTTCCCGAAGAATACCCTCACGTGGTCCGAGATTGAGTACGACATTCAGTCGGCTTATTTCGGTCAGCCCAAATATTGGGAGATTTCGACGAACGATGCAAGGATCGTCAAAATCCACCCTTCGCGATTGATGCGGTTCTCGGGGCACGAAGTCCCACGGATTTCTGTCAGCACCGACTTCCAATGGGGCGACAGCGCCTTGATGGCCGTTATGCAGTCGATGTTCCAAGCTGACGGGGCCACGGCGAACGTTGCGTCGCTCCTGTTCGAATCAAAGATTGACGTTATCGGCATCCCCGATTTGATGTCGAACATCGACGATCCGAAGTATCGCGAGAATTTGTACTCGCGTCTGGAAGTGGCGGCTGTTGGCAAGGGCAACAACGGCATGTTCCTCAAGGACACCGAGGAAACCTACGAACAGAAAAAGATGAACTTCTCCACCATCCCCGAAGTGATGGACAGGTTCTTCCAAAACGTCGCTGGTGCCGCCGATATCCCCATGACCCGCCTTTATGGCATGTCGCCCGGTGGGATGAACTCGACGGGCGACAGCGACCTGAAAAACTACTACGACCGCATCCAGTCGCTGCAGAAAGTGGTGATGACCCCCACCATGGCCCTTTTCGATGAATGCCTTGTGCGTTCTGCCATCGGGTCGACTCCACGCGGCGTTTATTACGAATGGCGCAGCCTCTGGCAGAGCAGCGAAAAAGAAGAAGCAGACATTTCCAAGAGCCTCTCGGACGCGCTCAAGGCGATCAAAGAAACCAATGTGTTCTCCCAAGAATTCTTGGCTGAACTTATTCAGTCCGTCATGACTGACCGTGGTGCTATGATCGGTTTCGATGCTATCGTCGAGAAGCTTGGACGCGACAAAATCCTTGGCAAAGACTTCGCTCCTCGCGACCCCTACGCGTCTTTGCACAGCAACCCGCCGCCCCCGGTCAATGAACCGCCCGTCAACGGAAACGCGCAATGACCATGATCAAAGTCAATTCTTTCGACTCCATGCCGTTCGACGCGATCAAAGAAACTCGTGATGGCTATATTGTCACGATGCCCAAGGTCGCGCGCACGGGCATTCAGTTGTACGCCCCGTCTGACCTCGGCCTTTCGGGCAAGGACCCCCTTCGTGTTTGGCGTCCAGAGGACGAAGTTTTCAAGTCGGATTCGCTGGCGTCTTATGCGCACCGTCCGATCACCATTGGTCACCCGCCGAATGGCGTGAACCCGCAAAACTGGTCGGACGTTGCTGTTGGCGTCACTGGCGAAGACGTCATGCGCGACGGCGAATTCGTTCGCGTCCCGATTCTGTTGATGGACGCCAAGGGCAAAGCGGCTCTTGAACTCGGCATCAAAGAAATTTCCATGGGCTACAGCTGCAATGTGGAGCTTGTCGATGGTGTTACCCCCTCTGGCGAAGCATATAATGCCATCCAGAGGGACTTGCGCATGAACCATCTCGCGATTGTCCCCGCTGCGCGTGGTGGTTCCGAACTCAAAGTTGGGGATGGAGAAACTCCTATGACTGATCCAGTCAAAACGAAGGTCGTCTTGGTGGACGGTCTTCAAGTGGAAACCACGGAAGCTGGCGCTGCGGCGATCGAAAAACTGCAGGCCAAAATCCGCGACTCCGAGGCCGAAATCGCCAAGCGCGACGACACCATCGGGAAACTCGAAAAGCAGGTGCTGTCCGACGCCGAAATGACGGCCCGCGTCGAAAACCGCGCCCGTGTCGTTGCGACGGCCAAATTCCTCGATCCCAACATCGTCTGTGATGGCAAGACCGACGCCGAAATCCGCCGCGCCATCGTCAGCGCCAAATATCCGATGATGGATTCGAAGAGCGACGATTACATCCAGGCCCGTTTCGATCTGATGCTCGAAGACATGAACGCCGGCAAGTCCGATCCGCTGCGGAACGCCATCAAGGGTGGCCTGAAAACGACCAACCCGGTCAACAACACCGCCGACGAAGCCTACAAGGCTTTGCTGGACGAATTCACCAACGCCTGGAAGAACCCCGGCGTCCAAGCGAAAGGGCACTGAACCATGGCCGTTCAATCCACCTACAACAACAACATGACGGCGGGTGCCAAGGGCATGATCGCCAACATGACCGACTGCGACATCATTTCCAAGAACGTCGAAACGGCGGCTCTGGGCTTCGGTGTTGTCGTCAAGCAAGGCGCAGCTGACGATGGCGTTGTCGCCGCAACTGCCGCCTCCGATGTCTACCGTGGCATCACCGTTCGCGATCAGTCGGTTCGCCCCGGCAGCGCGGATTCGATCCCGGTTGGCGACACCGCCGCGCTTCTGGTTCGCGGCGTGATCTGGGTTTTGGCTGGTGCGGTCTGCACGGTCGGAACCGCCGCCTACATGATCGTCGGCACGGGCCAAGCCGGCAATTTCTCCAGCACCCCGACCAGCAACCTCGCCATTCCGCGCGGGACTTTCGAGTCCTCGGGCGTTCTGGGCGACCTCGTGAAACTCCGGCTGTCGTAAGGAGACGCCAATATGAACCAGATTCTGATGGGACAGGCGTTCAACGACGCCCTGCAGGCGAACTTCGGGTTCGCCGAGAAACAGGCCTCCATCATCGAGGCCGACGTCTACAAGATTCGTTACCCCGAACTGAACTACCAGGAAATGATCCCGGTGGATTTTTCGGGCGGCGAATGGGCGAAAAGCGTCACCTACTATTCGATCGACACCTACGGGAAGGCCGGCTGGCTGAACGGCAACGCTTCGGACATTCCGGTCGTCGGGATGGCGATGGAACAGTTCGAAACTGGCGTTCACACCGCTGGCATCGGCTACGATTGGGGCTTCGAGGAAATCAACCAAGCGCGCATGCTCGGTGTTGACCTCGACGGCACCAAAGCCGCCGCCGCCCGCCGTGCTTATGACCAGATGGTCTACGACATCGCGTTCACTGGCGACACCCCCAAGGGCTTCCAGGGCCTTTACAACTACACGGGTGTTCCGCAGGCTTCCGTCGCTGCTGATGGCACCGGGTCTTCGACCCTCTGGGCCAACAAGACTGGCGATCTGATGGCGCGCGACGTCAACGCTCTGCTGGTCGGCCTTCACACGGCCACCAAGACCACCGAACTGGCCGACACCCTTCTGCTCCCGGTGGAACGTCTCATGACGCTGGCCACCACCCGGATCGGTGCCAACTCCGACATGACCGTGTTGAAATTCCTGCAGGAAAACAACGTCTACACGGCCCAAACCGGACAGCCGCTGACGATCCGTGGCAAGCGGAACATGCTGACGATCGGCGTCGGTTCGACCGCCCGCATGATCGCCTACCGCCGTTCTCCGGAAGTGCTGAAACTGCGCATTCCGATGCCGCATCGCTTCCTGCCGACCCAAGTCGAGGGCCTTCGTTTCGTGCGCCCCGGCATCTTCCGCCTCGGCGGTCTGGACGTTCGCCTGCCCAAGGCGATTTCCTACGGCGACGGCATCTGACGCCCAACAATGGCGCTGGCAGGACAGTCTTGCCAGCGCATCCATTCCATTCGAGAGAGGGAACACCATGAAAATTCGCAACACGACGAAAGGACCGATCGGTCTGTCGTTTGAATGCGTTGTCGCCGAGGGGCAAACCCTTGACGTCTCCGCCGAGGCTTTTGCCGAGTTCGCGAAGAGCGAAGTCGTCGCTGCCTATTTCGAGAAGGGCATGCTGGTTGAGGTCGATGTCTCCGCCGAGGAAGCTGCCGCTGCCGAAGCTGCTGCTGCCGAAGCTGCCGCTGCCGCTGCCGAAGCGACCAAGACCAAGGCTGCTGCAAGCAAATGACCCTTGTCACCACCCCCGGCGCGGTTGACGCAGATTCCTATTTGGACCTCGCGAGTTTCAAAACTCGGGTCACAAATTTGGGTTTGTCTGCGTCGGGGGCGGATTCGGTTCTTGAGGCTGCTTTGCGCCGTTCTGCGATTTGGCTGGATGCGAATTTTCGCCCCCGTTGGCCCGGCACGAAGACAAACGGTCGCTCTCAATCGCGTGACTGGCCGCGTAAAGATGCATACGATCTTGAGGCATATCTTCTTGATTCGGCCACGATCCCCGAAGAAATCCTCTTGGCTCAAGTCTATGCAGCTGTTCAAGAGGTATCCAAGCCTTCTTCGTTGTCCCCTGTGTTCATGAATGGAAACAATGAAAAAGTCTTGGTGGAAATGGACAGTATGCGGTGGAAGACTACCGCAAACGCCCACACCCTTGAAGAAATGAAGCCCGTGCTGATCAACGTTCAGAACGCGCTCTCAACTTTGGTTTCGTTCAAGTTTGCGCCAGCCTTTGGGGTGGTGTGATGCCAGAGGATTGGGACCGTGTTTCGTCCGATGTTCTCGAAGCCATCGATGATGTTGGTTTTTCAGTCACTTTGACTAAAAGGCCGACGAAAGTTGGTCCGGAATATGCCCGCGTCTCCGAGGAACCGGAAGTGCTGTCAATGCGCGCTGTTTCTTTGAGGAACAAGGTGTTTGGCTACGCGCAGGGCATGCCGACCAGATACGACGAAGTGCTTTTGGTCCCTGTTGAAAACGGGATCGACCCTGTGGAGAAAGACTCTGTGGAAGTTAACGGGACTAAGTACACCGTTGATTCCATCGAATCGATAAGCCCGGGCGGGGTTGTCGTCGCCAAAAAGCTTATGTTGAGGCGATAACATGCCCTCGTACCAAGACGTAATGTTGGGCATGAAGAAAGCGATGTATGACGCTGACCCGTCATTTCAAGTCGAATGGCCCAACTCAACACCCGACGCGTACACGTTCCCATACGTCGAGTTTTCGTTTTCGTTTTCGGAATCCTTTGACGAAACCTTGGGTTCCACAGACGAACACATCAATGGGTTCGTGAACATTGACGTTGTGGTGGAAAAAGACACTTCGACGGAAAAACTCGGGGAAATAATCGACTTCATCCGGTCGGTATTCCCGAAGGGGCGCAGAATTTATTATGGCACCCCTGCCACGATAACGATGGTTACAAGCCACCCAAGCCCAAAACGGCTTGTGGAAACAACGACGCACATGAAAACGCCAGTTATCATGACGTTCAGAACGGAGTAAAACGATGGCCGCATTGACCTCGACTACCATGCAAGGGGCTGGCCAGCGGACGGGTACGCCCAACACGCTGACTGCTTCTGACACTTTCACTTATCTCCCCGGCACCGGGCAGATGCTCCTCATGTACAACCCCACAGGTGGCACCGTTACCCCGAACATCAAGGGTTCGGCGGCTGCTGCAGCGGCAATCCCGGGGCTTGGTGGCACGACCACGGCTTTCAACTCGGGTCTTGACGTCGCGATCCCGACCTTGCAAATGGTGCTCGTCAACCTTGACGACTCCCGCAATTACCTGCCCGATGCTTCGGGTATTGTTACCATCACCAACGGCACGGGCGTCATTGCCGTGCTGTTGAACAACTGAGGGGGCTGACATGGCAACCATTGCTCCGACCATCAAGCCCACTTGGCGCGGTGCTTCGGCTGGTGCTTTCGCCCAGCTTACCCTGACCACTTTGGCCGGGGGTGACACTTTCAACTACGTCAAGGGCACGGGCCAGATTCTCGTGCTCCTCAATCCCACAGGTGGTGCTATTTCGCCCGTCATTGTCGGCGCTGGCACCACCTGGAATACGGACGGCGCGGGCGCAAAGAGCATTTCGGCTGGCTACGCGGCGTTCTCCATCGCGGCTGGGCAGATCAAGCTGATCCCGCTCGACACGATGGAAGGCTTCTTGCAAGGGGCCATCGTTATCAACTCCAGCGCTGGCCTCAAGGCGGCGCTGATCAACCCGGTCGCCTAAGGAGAACTTCATGGCAAAAGTCAGCAATCCGGGCAACCGCCCGATCACCCTCGCAACGGGGCACGTCATTCCGGCCTTTGGTTCGTTGGAAACCACCAACGACGTGCTTCGTGGCGTGGACAACGCCAACACCATCAGTGGGTTGGCCAAGTCGGGTCAGATCGTCGTGACTTTCGACGCTGACGTTGACCCGGAAACCAATTCTTCGGTCGTGGTGTCCATCGAACCGAACCCCGAAGTCTTGGCACAAGCCGAGGCTGATCGTCAACTCGCGGTCGCCGCCGCCGAGAATGCTGCGGCCATGGCCGCTGTGGCTGAAACCCCGGCGAAGAAGAAGTAACCCCCCGCCCATCAACTTACGCTGAAAGGAGCCTGCAATGGCCTCGCCTACTTCCTACATCGGGGCGGTAATCGCCGTTTCCGTCGCTACCCCCGCCACCATCGACTCTTCGGGCTTTGGTGCGTTGTCCTACACCACCGTTGGCAAAATCGTGTCGTGGGGCGCGGTCGGTGACACTTCGGACAACATCGCGATCCCGCTTCTCGCTGGCCGCGTCGAACACGTCAACGGTGCCGCCGATGGTGGCGAAATCCCCTTCGTCGTTCGCTATGATTCGGATGCGGGCCAAACGCTGCTGGTCAACAACTCGAACAACAACGTCACCGTTTCGGTCAAGATCACCGACCCGGATGGCAAGTTGGCCTATTTCTACGGCATCGTGGCCAACATCCAGGACCAAGAGCGGAACAACTCGAACTTCAAGGGCCTGACTGGCGTGTTCCGCGTCAACTCGGCGACGGTTCGCGTGTAATCCTGTTTGAGCGGCCCCTATCCCTCGAAGGGGCTGTTCGACGGTGGCCGGGGTGGGGTTGGCTTCACTACCCCGGCCATTCGAAGCCAAGAAGCCGTGAGGAAAAGAAATGACCACCAGCAAAGTCGACTTCTTCAAGTTCGACAACCGGGATTCAGAAGAAAAAGGGCAGCTTGTCCAACTCTGCGACCCGAACACCCGCGAACCCCTCGAAAGCGAAGGCAAGCCCTGCAGCGTTCTGTTGCGGCTCCCCCATTCGCATTCGTTCCAATCGTTGGTGCGCGACAGACTGCGCTCCAGCGTTGTGTCTACGGACGACGACAAGCAAGGGGACATTCCCGGTCTTGCGGTCCTTGAAGACACGCACAACACCCTCATCGATGCCGCGCTTCCTTTCATCATCCGCTTCGAGAATGTCTACCTCACTGAAAAGGGTGAACTCGTCGAAGTCGGTTCAGACGAAGCGCTTATCCGCCGTCTTCTCGACTTCACGTTTCCCATCTTCGGGAAACTGGAAGATTCCGAGGAAATGGGGATGCTCAACTGGCCGTTCGCCAGTCAAATCCTCGATGCGTCCCAAAAATCCATCCTTAAGCTGGGAAAATAAAAGCCAAGCTGCGTTTGTTTTCAGCGCAGCTTGGCTACTTAAATTCCATACCAGAGGGATGGGGCAAAACCAGCAGGCTGGAACTGGCCCTCGAAAGAAAAGAGGACCTACAGCTTCCCAAGTTGGGGCGCGAGGTTTATCTGGTAGAAGCGCTAAAAGCTTTGGGGTACACTTCCCATGTGTTCGAAGGGGAGCGGCCCCTTAGCTGGAAGGACGTTTATTACTACAAAGAGACTTTCGACCCGCTGCTGAATAAGTGGGAAGTAGAGACTCTTCTAGAAATGAGCGCCGACTACCTGAATGCTAAGATAGAGGGCGTGAACCCTCTGTGCATTCCGCCCGTGGATCGAGACAATGTTGAGCCTACAAGCGCAAATCAATAAATTCGCCGAGGGCACGGAAAAGAGACTGACGAAGCTTATGCGTCGTACTCTCACCGAAATGATGGACATGGCCCAAGAGCCTCAACCGAGCGTCATTCTTACGGGCGGAACGTTCGAGGTTGGTAAAGTCCCTCTCTTGTCAGAGGATTTGTGGTCGTCTCTCGTAACCACCATAAATGGCGCTGTTCCGTCCAAACCCGGCGTTAAAAGCTATCTCTGGCGTATTTCTCGCATGAAAATCGGGGACACGATTACTTTCGAGTGGACTGTCCCTTATGCCCGCAGGATCGAGTTTGGTTTTGCGGGCCAAGACGTATTGGGGCGGTTCTACAACGTGAAGGGTCGCCTTTTCGCAACAACTGCGTATCATGCCGTCCCCGGCATTTTCGCAAGGCTGTCCAAAGAGGTCTAAGCCAGTGGCTGAGGATTTTGCCAACATAGTCCTAAGCGCGGATACCAAGAAGCTTATCAAAGCTATTGAGGATTTGCGCAAGCTTGGGGCTGCAGGCGGTGACACCGAAAAACGCTTGAAAAAAGCGATGGACGCCCTTGAGGCCGTGTCCACCAACTTCAATGCTAACATGACGAAAGCCGCCCAAGCTTACGCTGCGTCATTGAAGACAAAAGTGGCCGACGAGAGCAAGGCCCAAGCTGCATCACTCAAACAGCAACAGGAAGCTGCCCGTAAAGCCGCCGCCATCGAAAAAGCGGCTCTGATGGAAACGCAGAAGAACGCTCGTCTCGCCGCACAAGCCAAAGCCGCAGAAGAAAAAGCGGCTCTGATGGCTACGCAGAAAGCTGCTCGTCTGGCTGCTCAAGCGAAGCTTGAAGAAGAGCGCAAAGTTGCAGCTGAATTGAAGGCTTCACAAAAGGCGCAAGAGAAAGCAACTCGCGATGCCATGAAGGCCGAGGAACAGCGTGTTCGGCAATTCAATCGGTTGTCTGCTGAACTGGACCCCGCGATTGCCGCCGCACAGCGCTACAACACTATCCTTCGTTCTCTCAATGAATCCGTAAGAAACGGTTTGGTTCCTCAAGAAGAGGCCAACCGTTTGATGGAAATTGCCGCCCGCGATTTCAGAGTGGCCGAGGAGGCTAACAACCTGTTCCATACTTCGTTCTCTCGGAGTATGGGCGGGTTTTCGCGTGTTGCCCGGGCCAACATCACTCAATTTGCGTACCAGATTCAAGACGTTGGTATCCAGCTTCAAGCTGGTCAAAACGCCATGATCATCTTCGCCCAACAAGGGTCCCAAATCGCTTCTTTGTTCGGGGCCGAGGGTGCGATCGTCGGCGCTATTATCGGTTTCAGTGGCGCGATTGCCAGCGTGTTGTTGCCTTCCCTCATGAGCACCAATACGTACATGGACGACTTGCGGGACGCCACGTCCGCGTTGAAGTCCAGCATTTCAGACTTGTCCGCTACCGCCTCGCAAAGCCTTGAGGTCATTGCCGACAAGTATGGCATCATTGACGAGAAACTCGTCCGCCTCATTGAACACCAGAAACAGCAACAAGAGGGTGCTGCCCAACGTGATCTTTTGGTGGTCTTGGACACTCTTCAAGAGAAGTACGGGACGCTGATGGAGACAGCGAAGCAACAGTCCAAGGCTGGTGCTTTCGCGATGCAAGACTTGACGGAACAGCTTGGCCTGACCAAAGGCGAAGTGGTGAACCTCATTCAAGCTTGGGATGAACTGAAAAACGCGTCCACTCCGAAGGAGCAATACGAGGCCCTCGTAAAGATCGACGATTTGCTGCAAAAGAGCACCGAATCCACTACCGAATTCGGGTCCAGTGTTACTGACGCTGCTCTTTCGATGAAAGAACTCCAAAAAGCTACTGGCGATGCCAAATGGTTCATGAGCGAATTGGTGGCGGGCCGTCCTCTTAAAGGGTGGCTTGAGGGGGCCATTCAAGACGCCACCACCCTCGGGACTCGCTTGTGGAACGCCGCTACCGCCTTCACCGCCATGGTGGCGAAGAACCGTCCGGCGTCTAAAGAACAAATTGCTGGTGGTTACAACCTCTACGGAAGTACCCGTCAGCAATCCGAAGAGGCCCTGCATGCCACAGTTGAAGCCACGAAAGCGGCTTATCAATTGTACGGTGCCACCCGCCAAATAGCAGCGGGGTGGTATGTTGCGGAAGACGCCGCATCGGGCGCTGGTGGCGCAGCAACAGAGGCCATGACTGACGCCGAGAAGGCCATCAAAGCCGCCGAGGAAGCCGCAAAGAGTTATGCGGACACCATGAGCGGTTATGTGACCTCTGGCATCGAAACTGTAGTCAGTAATATGGTGGACGGGTTCAAAGGTGGACTGAAAGGTATTTGGACTGTTTTCATTAACACGATCAAACAAATGATCGTATTTGCGGCAATGAACCGTATCAAAATCGGCATGGGCCTTTCGCCCTTGGCCGGGTCTACGGCTCTTGCAAGTGCCGCCAGCGGTGCTACAAGCGGCAGCGGGTCGGGTTGGATGAGCGGAATGCTGTCGGGCGCTGGTGGCGCTGTTTCAGGGTTCACTACGGGACTCACCGATGTGGCCACGGGTTTGTTTACCAGCGGTCTTGGCGGCGCTGGTTCGGCCATCACGTCTGCGCTTGCGGGCGTAAGCGGCGGTGGTCTTGCGGGCCTCGCCACGGCGGCTGGCGCTTTGGCCCTCCCGATTGCCGCTCTCGCTGCAGCTTTTTCGTTGTTGCGCATTCGAACGAAGAAACTGGACGAGGGTCTTGTCGTTACTGCCGATGGCATGAACACCACGGTAGAATCGTTCGAACGGGTGAAGCGCAAATTCCTCTGGAATAGCTGGACCAAGACAACCCACGGCAGCGTGGGTTCTGAGATTTCCGACCCGATCGGGGCCGCTGTTGGCAGTATGGAAAAGGCCATCATAGTGGCCGCTAGAACCCTCGGCATCGGACAACGTGCCTTCCGGGACTTTGCGTACGAACTCAAAGTTTCCACAAAGGGCATGACCGATGCCGAGGCCACCAAGGCCGTGCAGGACGCGATCGGGAAACTTGGCGACAGCTTTGCCTTGATGATTCCGCACCTTAAACGGTATATCCACGAGGGCGAGACGGCCACCGAGGCTCTGATGCGCCTCAATACCGCTATGTCGGCGGTGAAGTCCATTGCGCACACTCTCGGCCTCGAATTCACAATGACCGGGTTGCGCGGGGCAAATGCGGCCTCTAAGTTGGTTGACGCTTTTGGCGGTTTGGACGCCATGAATAGCGCCACTTCGACTTATTATGAGACTTTTTACAGCGAATCCGAACGCATGCGAATTGCTTCGCGTGATGCCGCCCGCGCGTTGCGTCAGATCGGCCTCACGATGCCGAACACTCGCGAACAATACAGACACATGGTGGACTCTCTGAACCTGAACACGGCAGCTGGCCGCAAGGCGTTTGCGGTTCTCACCAGCTTGGCCAGCGTTATGGACTTTATTCTCCCCAAAGTTGACGATACCACCGGGGCCGTAGACAATCTTGGGAACGCTTTCGACAAGCTGGTCGCTAAGCTTAGAAAGTCGGTAAACAAGCAGATTTCGGACATCTTGGGACCCACCAAGAAAGCCTACAATGATGCGGTGAACAAGGCCCGCGATTGGCGCAGCGCAACCAAGTCTATTCAAGACTTCATCGCCGGAATGCTCGGTAAGGTGTCCGAACTAACTGGCCCGTACGCCGCTCTTTCGTTCAATCGTGGTCAATTTAACCAAGCCGTGCGCAGCGCCCGCAATGGAAACGTAAACGCGGCCAGCCGTTTGCCCGAGTTGGCAGCGAATTTGATCGAAAGCGTATCTCAGACTTCGCACACCGCTGCAGAAGCCGCCGTCGAGCAAGCAAAAATCCTCGCCGGGATGCAGGGCGTAAGTGACTACGGGAACAGTGTCGCTGCTCAACAGGAAGCACAAGCGGCTCTTTTGAAGAAGCAAATCGACGCCCTTGAGGCCATCAAGGCTTATGATGGGACTAACGTTAAAACGCTAGAACAAATGCTGGCGCGTCTTGATTCGGTGAACGACGCTATCGTGGCCCAAGGTGGCGCTTCCACGAACAGCCTTGAAAATCAAATAATGGAATTGATCTACGCCCTTCAAGGCAAGACTCGTACGAACAACGGCGACCACCGCCCGCGCCCCAATTCTGCCGTTGTAGGACAAGACAACCCGGTTGCTTCGGAAGTTCGCGGCCTTCGTAGTGAAATCGCTTCTCTCCGTGACGAACAGGCCCAAATAAACGGGAAAACCATGATCGACATCAAGCAGATGCGGAAGATTTTTGAGGACTGGCAGGCTAATGGAATGCCAGCGGTGCGGGCATGAGAGTACTTGTTCCAACAACCGTTCAGCCATCGAATTATCTGACGGCGCTTCAAGACAGCAACTACGGGTACACGAACAGCGGCGACTATGCAACGTCGCCTGTTTGGTCAAGCGCTGCTGCTTATGCGATTGGCGACAAAGTTATTGTCGAGTCTTCGTACTCGATTTATCAGTGCATTGTCGCCCACACGAACCACGCCCCGCCAACTCCCCCGCTTACGTCCAACACGTGGTGGGTTCGGATCAGTGCCTCGAATGCGTGGAAACCTTTTGACGCGCTTGTCAACACCAATCGGTTTGCGGGTTATGACTCTGCTCCTTCTCAGTCGGCGGGTTTCTCGCGTTTCCGGCTGGTCGGAATGGGAGCATTCGACTCAGTGGCTATTTTGAATGCTGATGTTTCGTGGATTCATGCCACTTACACAGCGGTGGGAAACTTTGCTCTTCCGGAGTATGAGCGTTACATCTATTGCCTTGACGATTCTCTTGTGTTTGATGCATGGGAGTATTGCTTTGGCGATTTGCCGTACCGGAATAACTACGTGTTTGACGGCATTGATGGATGGGGAACAGGCATCACCGGGGACGCGCCTACGCTTTCGCTCGAAGCGGTTAACTTCCAGAGTTTGGGCACAGTGCGTATTGGCGAGATACTCGTCGGCCCTTCGTATGATCTGGGCAAGTGCCACTCCGGGGCGAAAATGTCGCTCGTGGACTATTCGGTGAAAACCGTCGATGCTTACGGGAATCTTTCGATTGTGTCGAGGTCTTACAGCTTCAACGCCACTTTCGAGATTGAAGTCCCATCGTTGCGCAGGTCCAGGGTTACGCAGCTGATTGCTGACTTGCGCGCCACGCCTTGCGTGTTTTATCCAACTTCTGACGACGCCAATGACGGCATAATCATCTACGGCGTTATCAAGAGTTTTGACATGATCTTCGAAACCCCCGAGCGGGCTTATTTCTCGCTTGAAGTGGAAGGACTGGCCTGATGCCCTTGACACCCCCCACCACCCCGTCGCGCCTTGTGCCTGCCACTTTTCGGCAGGACATGGACACTTATCTGAGTTGGCTCAGCAATACGCTCGTTCCGGCGCTGAACACATACTCGGGAATGACCAACAGCGGGACATTTACAAGCGGTTCCATCGCTTCTCCCGGGATTACCTTTTCCGGAGATACTGACACCGGGCTTTCCAACGTCACACCCGGCACGGTTCACGTCTCGTCGAACGGAGTCCAGGTCGCGGAGTTCTTCAACAAGGCTTTGCGGTTCAATGTGGGCGCTGGCCTGAACGCGATGGGGCTGGGCAACTTCCCAATCCAGATCGAAGGCACCCCCGGTTTCTCGGGCGCTGGCATCGTTATGAAAAACAACGATGCAAGCAACGTCGGGCCGTACCTTCTCATGGGGAAATCGCGCGGAACAGCCGCAGGTGATGTCACGCTGCTCAACGTCAACGACATTCTTGCGGCGTTCAACTTCTACGGCGCAGACGGAACCACCATGCGGCCATCTGCGGCCATTCGGGTCATTACCGAAGTCGCTGGTGCCAGCAACATGAAAGCTGGTTTTCGTTTTGATATTGGCACCGGGATCGCGGTCACAGAAGCAATGCGACTGGACACCAACAACGTCCTGTCACTGGTCGGAGCCGCTTCTGAGCTTCGGATCGGCGGCGTGGCAGCGGCCAACCGCGTTCTTGTTGGACGGCAGACGGGCTGGGCGGCGGCTACTGGCACGGCCACCCGCACCACCTTCGCCACCGGCTCGGTCACGCTGGTCGTCTTAGCGGAACATGTCAAAGCCCTGATCGATGACCTCATTACTCACGGCCTTATCGGCACTTAACGAACCAAAAGGAGCCAAATCGATGAACTACAAACTTCCTGCTGAACTTGGACAAGCCATCCACAATTTCCTTGTCGCCATGAGCGACCCGTCCAAGGTGGCGGCGCATCTTTCGGCCATGCTGGCAACTGGTGTGGTGGGACACACCCCGCTGGTCCAAGGTTTGCAGCTGCTGCAGCCGATCGAAGAGGTCGCCCCGGAAGAGGTCGCGCCGGAAGCACCTGAAAAGCCGAAAACCAAAGCCAACTAAGGACTTCTCCGATGAGCGGGCTAACTTTAGAAGAACTGAACGAACGGTTCGTGTACCGCCGTGATCCGGGGCGCGATCGTTGGAGTGTTCTTACTTCGAAAACTGGCCCGCTCATTGGGGACTGCGAAGATTACGCCCTTACGGTTTTGTGGATCGAAGCAGGGCATGATGTTGCTGAAATGCACCGCATGGTGCTTAGAGGGAAGGCGGCGCTGTGGCGCACTCACACAATGCCCGGTCCTGAACACACCCACATGATGTTGTGGGTCAAGGGCAAAGGGTGGATCGACAACACGCACAAGAAATGGTCGAAAACACCGCATTTTGCCAAAGAAGACAAGATCGGTCCGGTGATGTTTGCGGCCAGCATGATACTCAAGGGGTAAGAAATGAACCACAAGTATCTGTACCCACGTCAAAGACAAATCGAGGTACTCGGGGCGTTGTACGCCGGGGGCCTTGGCGTTTACACGGGTATCTCCACTGTTTCGGGCGGCGTTGCCCCCCTTGCGTGGATTGGTGGCAATCAAATCGGCATCGCCGAAGTCCTCGTCACCGCGTCAATGATTTGGGCCTTGGGAATCCGCATCAATGGGGCGTGGCGTTTTAGCCCATTCTTGCGATTGGCGGGCATGTTGGCCCATTTCTCGATGGCCGTTTCGGCGGTCATAGCCGGGGCGGGCACTTCGGCGAGTTACACCTACGGTTGGGTTGCAGCTTTACTATTTATCGGCGCGCGTAATGCCGCAAGGGACTGTTTCACGGCATGGGGCGCTAAATGGCAGACGCAGACTTGATCGAAAAGGCACTGGCTTACGCCCCTTGGGTGGCCCCCATCCTAGCGGCGGTTATCTTGTTACGGAAGGAAATCGGCGGGTTCCTTTCGGCGGGCAGAAATGAAACCGCGCTCGAAGGTCTTATGGGCAACATGGTTGGGTTGTTCCAAAAGAACTTGGAGTATTTTGCCAACGTCGAGAAGGGCATGGCAGAATGCGCGCGCAATACCGCCACAACGAATGAACACCTTAAAGACGTTCTTGAAGTGCAACGCGGCATCAAAGAACAAGTGATGCTGCAGAACGCGAGGCAAAAATGACGTACTCTCTTGGCCCGAAAAGCCGCTTGCATCTGGTTGGGGTCCACCCCGATTTGATGCTTATCATCGAAACGGCAATCAAGATCACGACGCAAGATTTCGGCGTGACCGGGAAAGCCGTGCGTACCGCCGAAGAACAGCACAAACTGTTTCTGCGGGGCGTGACGCAAAAGGACGGCTACAGGCACAAGTCGAACCATCAAGTCTGGTCGGACGGTTATGGTCATGCAGTTGACCTTACCGCCTACGTTCCCGGGAAAGGTTTCGACCCGGATTCGTGGGAACTGTACTACCCGATTGCGGCAGCGATGTCGCGTTCGGCCAACGGCCTCGGGCTTGGGTCGCGTCTGACGTGGGGCGGCAATTGGTTCGAAACCATGGACCGCTACGGCAGCACCCCGGACGACATGCGGGCGGCGCGCGCACGTTACGAGAAAGTCCACCCCGGCCCCGATTTCGTCGACGGACCTCACTTCCAAATCTCCTGAAAGGACATCACATGACCAAAGGCGAATATCGCGTTGGCATCAACTTCAACCCGTCCAATGATAACATCGTGGACCGACTGAAACGCGCCGCCGCTGACTTGATCGACCTGATTGACTCGATTCCGATTGGCGACACCCAAAACATGCAAGTGACCGAAGTGGCCAGGACAAAGGCGCTGGCCCAAACCGCCATCGAAGAAGGCACCATGTGGGCCGTCAAGGCTGCAACCAAACCGAAGGATGAATGACATGACCTCCGAACAATTCCTTGGCGCAGTCCGCGCTCTCTTGGCTTGCCTTTCGGGCTGGCTGATTTCCTCGGGGACGGCAGATGCTGCCACCACCCAACTCATCACTGGCTCCCTTCTCGTCCTCGCAACGGCGGGTTGGTCCTTCCACGCCAATTCCGGCGATGTCGGTCAACAAATTGCGGGCCTTGTGCGCGCGCTGATCGCCACGGCGGGCGGCTTCGCGGTACAGCGCGGTTACATCGATCAGGCCACGGCTTCCCAACTCGGTGGCGCGATCGCCACGCTTGCCGTCGCCGGGTGGTCCGTTCACGCCAAAAGGCCGGGCCGCAAGCAATAACGAAACTCTCGCCTGAAAGGAAAAACAATGGCGCTCTTCAATGAAAATCTCAGAATGACGGACGTTGTTGAAGCGACCGTTACCCGTGGTGGCGGGTCCGAGGAAGGTATCAACCTGAAAGGGTTTTATACCATTGAGTGCTTCGACGCGGACGGCAACCTGAAATGGACCGACCACATCGAAAACCTCGTCACCACGGCGGGCAAGAACGACGCCCTCGACAAGTATCTGGCCGGGTCGGGTTACACCGCTTCGTTTTTCCTTGGTCTTGTCGATGGCGGGTCGGCTCCGACTTTCAACATCGCGGACACGATGGCTTCCCATGCGGGGTGGACCGAGAACACCGGGTATTCGAACGCTACCCGGGTCGCGCCTGCTTTTGCGGCGGCATCGGGCGGATCGAAAGCAACCAGCGCGGCGGCGGCTTTCAACATCAACGCGGGTGGCACGATTGCGGGCATGTTCCTCACGACCGTCAACACCAAGGGCGGTGCCACGGGCATTCTCTTCTCCTGTGGAAGCTTCTCGGGTGGCAGTCGCGCCGTGGTGAACGGCGACACCCTGAACGCCACCTACACCCTGAACGCCTGATAACAGGACACAACGCGAGGTAACGCCATGGCTTTCCTAAACCGCATCCAGCACACACATTCCGACAAACTCGACCGCTGGCTTGGCGCGGGACAGACCGAGCATTACTCGCAAATGTTCCGTAACTGGTACGGTCCCCCGGTCGCTTTGGCCGGGGTGCCTGGAAACGTGTACGTCGCCAAGGGTGGCGATTTTGTGGGTCCGATCAAGGGCGGTGCATTCGGAAACCTGTGGGATTTTGCCGTTCAGCGTCAGCGCCGCATTCTTCGGAAGACTCTGGAGAGGAATCGTCACAAGCTGAACGCGGGTTTTGCGTCTCTTTCGGACCTGATCAGCGAGGCCACTTCGGGCGGCAAGTCGCAACTTTTGGTGTATTCCAAGACCGGGGCCAACCCGACGAACGTCGCAAACGCTGTTTCTTT